TCTTCCGATCTAGATTACTGAGCACATGGGCTTTAATCTTGGCAACGCTATTAAATATGTGTGGCGTTCAGATTTAAAGAACGACGCTATTGAAGATTTGAACAAAGCTATTTGGTACATCCAAAGAGAAATTGAACGCCGTAAAAAACAAGAACTTAATGCTTACTTAGAGGAGTGTGGAAAATGATAATTGTAGTCGAAGATGAGTGCGCAGATAAAATTGTCAGCGCAACAATTATTCAAAGTTATATTTCTTTAAAAGCTGATTTAAAAAAAGCAAAGAAAAACCCGGGGGCTTTTCATGAAGATGACGTTGAGATTTGGAAAAGATTAGTGCCTGCGTTGGAAGAAGTAGGTAGATGGTTTACTTACGACTTTGATGGCGAAGTTAAGAAAGCGAAGAAAGGTAAAAAATGAATACAAGAATTGATTTAGAACAAGCCATTATGGTGGCATGGCAAACTGCCGATGATATTGAGTTGTTATATAAACATCATGGCGACCATCCAAAACCAATGACAGAAGATGAAGTTGGTAATGCATTATGGGGTATTAAAATGCTTCATGATATGCGAATGGAGGCTTTGATGGATACGTATTCCCGTAAATTTGAACTGGATCAGTATTGCACAGACCCGGACAAACTAGCGGCAAGAGAAGCATTGTTTGGTATTTCAAAACCAACTAAAAAGAAAGAAAAGAAATGAACGTAGGAGATTTTGTAGTTACAGTTGAACTGACGGTAGAGCAAGTTGATGAGTTAATCAATATGCTCAACCAACCGCTTGGTGTGCCAACAGTAGTGTGGGCAAAATACATTGACATTTTTCAACGTCAAGTACGCCCCCAAGTTGATCACGTAAAGACTAACATTGAAACAGTCAAATCCGCCACGGAGAAAATGAATGAGCGATGATTTTTTAAAAAACTTATTAAAATACAAGGGCTTTAGCAACGACGTTAACAAGGCTATTGAAGAAAACGTACGGCGCGATACCCAAGAAAAGGAAATGTTAGACCGGGAAAAAGCCCTTGGTTTGACCCTTAAAATGGTAAACGAAATGCTGCCTTCCCTCAAAAAAGCCATCCAGGCTGATGAAAGACGGGCCCAAAAGCCCACAAAAACAATTATCGTTCCGGACGATAAATAAGGGCGGATTTCTCTTGTTTTTTGCATTAGTAGTAATAGGGAGTACAACTCGTCGTGAGACGCTTGGAAACCGACTTTACACACACTACACACAGGAGAATTAACTATGGTATCCCCATTTGAACTACGCTTTTCTATTTTTAACACTGCTAAAGATCTGATGATCAAGCAACACGAAGCCAACTTGGCAGCGTGGGAAGTGGTAAACAAGACAACCAAAGAGGCTGCTGAATTAGCACCGGCCTTTCCAACAACTGAAGAAATAATTGACAAAGCTATTGAAATCAATACCTTTATCAGCGGCACTTACACAAAAGAACTAACAAACGTGGCTAAGAAATTGGCTGGCGTTTCAGTAATATTCTAAGGAAATACTATGGCAACCAAACCCGGTTTGTACGCAAACATTCACGCTAAACAGGAACGCATCAAAGCCGGCTCTGGCGAGAAAATGCGCAAACCGGGTGCCAAAGGTGCCCCAACAGCCAAATCATTTAAAGAGTCCGCTAAAACAGCAAAGGTAAAGAAATGAAAGACTTTAAAAAAATGCCTAAAATGGCATGCGGTGGTGGCGTTAAAAAATACGCTGACGGTGGCGACGTTGATTTAGATGCCTATGTCCGTAAAACAACAGGTTTGCCTGCTTCTAAAAATACCGCGGCAACACCGTCTGCTGCCGTAAAAAGAAATGTAGGCCCTACTCCGAATATTAATGACGTTGTCCGTAAAAGTATGGGCATGGTTAAAAAATATGACGATGCGCCAGAACCCACTACATCCGTTCCAAAATATACTGGTCCAGAAGTTAATGTAAATGATTTAGTTAAAAGCCAACTAAAACGTGGTGGCAAAGTAAAACGCGGTGGTAAAAAGAAAAAATAATGGCAACCAAAAAGAACCCTTCCCTATCTATTGGTCGTGGCGAGAAGCTACCAGCCTCTCAGGGTGCTGGCTTAACTGCCAAGGGTCGCGCCAAATACAACGCAGCAACAGGTTCAAACCTTAAAGCACCACAACCTGAAGGCGGCCCGCGTAAGAAATCATTTTGCGCCCGTATGTCTGGCGTACCTGGTCCTATGAAGGATGAGAATGGTAAGCCAACACGCAAGGCAGCAGCACTAAAAAGGTGGAAGTGTGGCAGCTAAACAGAAGAAAACCTTTACCCCGGAAATGGCTGAGACCATTTTGAACCTGGGTAGACAAGGCGCGTCCCAAAAATCCATGTATTCTGCTATTAATATCAGCAAGGCTACAGCGGCTAAGTGGAAGCAAGAAGACCCTTTCTTTGCCGAAACCATGGATATGGCTACAACCTATGGCCAGTCCTATTGGGAAATGATGATGCTTGCCAACGTAGAAAACAAAGCATTTAACTCCCGTATTGCTGAAATAGCCCTCCGAGGCCAGTATCCCGATGACTACAAAGACAGCCGGGAAATTAAAGCAAACATCAAACAAGAAGTAACAGTAGATTTCAATAAAGAAGTAGCAGAACTGATTTCCGCCCTTAAAGCGTAAATTTATATTTTACTAAAAAAGGGGCTTGACATGGCCCCTTTTTTGCATTAGTATGTATAGATCTAAAACGTTGAAAAAGGCTAAAAATGACTGCACACGCACTTCTAAGCGCTTCAGGCTCTAAACGATGGCTTACCTGCACACCCAGCGCCAGACTAGAAGCAACACTCCCCGAGCAAAAAAGACAACCCGGAGCCTTTGATTTTTCACAAGAAGGCACGACAGCTCATTCATTGGCGGAGATTAAATTAAGGCAGTATTTTGGTCAAATTGAAAGTCAAGACTATGAAAAAGAATATACAGAGATTAAATCAACACCCTATTACAATGACGACTTCGAGGCTAACGTCGATAATTACGTTCTATATGTTCGCAGCCAAATCGGCGAAGGCGATACCCCGTTATTTGAACAGCGCGTGGACTTCTCTGATTGGGTACCTGACGGCTTTGGTACAGCCGATGTGGTTATACTTTCTAAGCACTCCATTCGTGTCATCGACCTCAAGTTCGGAAGAGGCGTTCCGGTCAATGCGCAAGACAACACGCAACTACGACTTTACGCACTTGGAGCCTACGCCAAGTTCAAAGAAGAGTGGCCGGACATCAAAGAAGTCAGTTACACGATCCACCAGCCTCGCCTTGATAGCATCTCTACCGACGGCACAACGATCATCAAACTCGTCGACTGGGCAAACTACTTCATCAAACCCAAAGCCAAAAAAGCGTGGGCCGGCGCAGGCGAGTTCCTCCCAGGCGAACACTGCCAGTTCTGCAAAGCCAAAGCGCAGTGCAGGGCGCGGTCGGACTTCAACACAGAACTAACTCGCCTAGAGTTTAGAGACCCACCATTACTAGACGAAGATGAGATTAGTCTAGTACTTTCCAAAGCCCAAGACTTACGTACTTGGGTCAACGATGTGGAAGAACACGCAGTAAATCGTGCAGTAGATTCCAACATTATTCCACCAGGATTTAAGCTAACAACTTCGATAACACACCGTAGGTATGTAGATCAAGCCTTAGCAGCAACAGTCTTGGAAGATAAAGGTTTGGACAAAGAAGTTATTTGGGAGAAACCTAAACTAAAAACCATAGCAGCAATTAAAAAATTAGTTCCTAAATCACCTATAGAGGCATGGTTGGGCGACCTCATAGCGCGCCCAGAAGGCCAGCCAAAACTAGTTCGCGTTAAGGATGATTTAAAGGAGGATTTTAAATGAGCACATGGTTAATTGCAGCAATGGGCGTAGTATATTTTATAGTAGCTATTGATCAATTTTTTAAAGGGGGAACGGGTACAGGAATTATGTTCCTTGGCTATGCTCTCGGTAACGTAGGACTCGTACTTGTAGCTAAATGAAGGTACAATACTGGAATTCAGATTTTGAAGTGCCCGATATATTAATTGACAAATTTGTAAAAGATTTTGATGGACTTCCTGGTAGTGGGCAACGTTCATCTGTGTTAGACTTAAGAGAATCAATTGAAGAAGTTTTAGATTTCATTTCAGAAGAACCAGAAATGTTACATGAAACAGTTTATTTAAATGATTTTATAAAAGCACTTGCAATACGACAAGCTTTGCAGTATCATGGAGTCTTGTATGATGCGTAGTAAGGGTTGCCGAGCTGGCCCCTATTGAAGTCCAGTTCAATAAAACGTTAAAAAGGTAAAAATCATGGCAGCAAGTTCAACAAAAGTTAAATTCGTAACAAATAAAGTTCGCTTTTCATTTGTCCACGTATTTGAGCCAGCTTTAAATCTTAGCGGCAAATTGAAATACTCAGTATCTATTTTGATTCCTAAGACTGATAAAGCAGGTATCGCAGCATTCAATAAAGCTTTAGAAGATTGCAAGAAAGCTAACATGGGCTATTTCGGTGGCGCTATTCCTAAGAATTTAAAGGGTGGCCTACGTGATGGCGACGTAGAAAAAGATGATCCAGTGTACGCTGGCAATTATTTCTTCAATGCTAGTTCTGATTTGAAGCCAGGTATTTTTGACGAGAACTCACAAGAAATCATTGACCCTAGCGAGTTCTACAGCGGTTGCTATGGCCGTGCTTCTGTCACAATGTACCCATACGATGTAAGCGGTTCTAAAGGCATCGGCTATGGTTTAAGTGCAGTAAAGAAAACCGAAGAAGGTGAGAAACTTGGCGGCGCAACAGTTTCCGCAGCAGACTTTGCAGCAGATTTCGCAGTATAAGTAGTTTAGTAGTGCAGTATTACAAGGGAGTGTCCATAGAAACTATGGCCTCCCTTTTTCATCAACCCAATAATATAGAGAATAATAAATGGATCAGTACCAAGAATACATTGCCGCCAGCAGATATGCCCGATTTGTAGATGAGAAACAACGCAGAGAGACCTGGGCAGAAACAGTAAGCCGTTATGTTGAATATGTTTTTAGTCGTACCCCTGCAATACAAAGCAACACCGAATTAAAGAATGAAATTTTTGATGCTATCCATAACCTAGATTTGATGCCGTCTATGCGCGCCATGATGACGGCAGGAAAGAGTGCTGATCGTGATAACACCTGTGTCTAT